ATCCACGGTTCCAGGACCAACGGCCAGGACCAATAAAAAATGTTAATAAGAATAATTGCAAAAAATCCCATATACAAGGTCAACTATTAAACCCATATGTAAGGTCAACTATTAAAAATGTTAATAATAAGAATTTCTAAAAATCCCATAGGCAAGGTCAACTATTCATTTTAAATGTTAATGTAAAGAGATCGTGACTATGCCATAGGCATAGTCAACTATTCATTTTAGTCTCGTGATACGTGGGACTTGGTTCACACGTCTCGAATAAATTCCATTGCATCCATTAAATTTTTAAAAATTGCAACACGTTCAAAGGTTCTCGGTTCACGAACCACGAAGATTTCAAGAAGTTTAGAGGTTCTCTGCGAGAGGGTCTCTCGCAAGATAAATGAAACTCCACCATGTTTGAAATGAGTTAGATGCCAATTAATTTGGTACTTTGAAACACCTAAATTCTTGACATTGTTAGACTTGAGTTCAATCCAAATACTTTTGTTATTTATCAACCAATAAACATCTGGAATGCCATTGATTGTGCTACTTTCTATGCGAAAAATTTGACCTTTTAATTTTAAATTTTTAATACGTTGCCACAATAAACTTTCGGATTTTTTCATAATTTTATTAAGTCAATAACATAAAAAACCCTCAACTCCACTCTCGCATTGTTGAGGGTTTAACTAGTCAATAAGACTATACTATTTATAGATTTCAAATTCAAATGGTTTTGGTATTAAATTATTATCAACAACAAATCCATCATCTAATAAATATTTAAAATCAACATAATTATCAAACTTGTCTATAAAATCGCCTACAATTTTATCATCTGATTTTTTAATTTTAAAAATTTTACCATTAACTTCTATAAAAGTTTTTTCTTTTACCAAATTATAACTAGTACAAACATCATCAGTATTAAAATGTCTTTTTAATGCTTGTGATATTGCACACTCTTGGCAATCATCTGGTATGCCTTTTTCAATATCCTCTTTTAACACTTTTATTTTAATCATCATTCAACCCTCATTATTTCAATATCTTGCATCATCTCATCAACTTGATATTTTTCATGAACCTCTAATTCATTCAAATCTTTAACAACATCATCTCCATAACAATATTCATTAAAAAATTTAATGGGATCATCAACTCTATTTGAGGTATGACAAGCACATTTATTATCAAATAAAGTCTTATGATTACAAGCATCACCAGACCAACGAACAATAAAGAATTTTTTATCTTTTAACTTTTGTATTAATTCCTCATAACTCGGTTCTGGTTCTTTTGGTTCTGGTTTTAAATGTTCAAATTGTATTAATTGATCTTCAGTTAATCCATAATATTCAATTGGATCAACTTCAAATCTCATAGTTTCATCATAATATGGATTAGTAATACAAGTACCTTGAACAATAAATCCTTTTTTACCAAATTGATCTGTAATTATTTTAAGCATTTTTATTTCCCTCCAATATATCTTTGTCTTTCATATAACCTATCATCATAAATTTTTGAGGCTTAATCCATTTGAACCAATCAATCATTGTTGGAATAAATCCCAAATCTTCTTTGATATGTCTCTCTGCAATTAATCGAACTGGAACTTTTTTACCATCTGAATTTGTAATTGTCGTTCCAAATTTTTCTTCACAAGCAAAACAACCCTCTGCATGATGTCTTAATGCCCTATGCCTAAAGTCTGGCATAATTTTTTTACTTTCATCAAACCAATCATGAATTTTTTGATAGTCTTCTGGTTTACCTCCAAAATGCTTAACTGAAGACAAAGAATGATGATAACAATTTGCCATTTTAATAACTCTCACTTTCTGAATGTTCAATATAAGTAGTGTAATTATGAGAAAGATCATTTTCTTTTATATCCCACTCAATAGCACCAGATTGACCTTCGTTAATTTCCCAACCACTATGATTATCTTCTAAAAGTTCATAACAAAAATCTTCAATAAAAGTTTCTAAAGATTTTGGTTCATTAGTTTCTTTGTACTCAAAAGATTGTTGGTCAAATTTTTTCCAAGTACCAACATCAACTTTTATTTTTAGATCATTTGGTTCATAAAAAATTTCATCAATTTCTCCACTATCCCCACTTCCACTATATTCAACTCTAAAAGATTTAATTTTTAAATCTTTTAATTTATTTTTAAATATATCAACTTTACTTGGAAAGTTTTCTTTTTTTTCTTTTACTTCTTCCATGTATTTTTCAAGGAAGTCTTTTGTTTCTATATTACTCATATTTCTCCTTTGGTTAATTATTTTTTAATATTCTGACCATGTCCAACCTAAAGACAAATCAAAAACTTTAACATCTTTATTATTAACTTTAATTAATTGACTTTCAATAATTATTTCTTCTCTCTCATTAAAATCAATAATACTAATTTTATCTTCACTAATAATTTTAAAAAGGTCTGTATCCTCTTTGCAATCATTATGTTTTTGAATTGTATTAAATCTTTTAACATTAGTTAAATTAACCATAGGCATTGCCCAACCATTCCATCTTTGAACAGTAGTATAAGCATTAATGAATTGATTATTCCAATGGTCATGAAAAACTTTTACTTTAGAATATTCTAAAGGAATATTTTTTACAAAAGTAATAATTCCATCATCAACATCTTTTAAAAAGTCTTCATTAGTAATGTCTACACTTTTTACAAATCCACCACCTTGATTACAAACAGATAATTTATTTTTATCTAATTGTCTGATCTCTCTGTATAAATTTATTTTTGGATAAAATAAAAAATTATTTTCTTTTATTTTTTTTCTTAGTTCTCCAATTTTAAGAACTTCTTGTGTCTCTTTTATTAATTGTTGTGCGTCCATATTTCTCCTTTGGTTTATTTAAAGTTTTAAAGTTTTGTGATGGGTTGAACTTGCTACAATATTGTATTCAACCTTTAATTCAAGAGCGCACCACATTTTTTATCTGTCCCTTGAAATTGCAAAGTTAGGACAAATTCTATTTATAAAAGTTAATAGGTGCCAAACAACAATATCATATGGCTTCTCATTAGTTTTACAAAAATCAAATGAAACATCTTGACCTTCATAAGTTTTATCAAATGGAGTTCTTGCTTCTCTATTTAAATAAAAGTCTTCATGACCATTATCTCCAATACCATTGAACTTGATAATATCGTCTGTACTTTCATCTTTAATTAAAAATCCAACTACTTCTTTAATGTAATTAAATTCCTCTTTTATTTGTTTCCATTCACTTTCAGTAAAATCATTATATTTATGCCAATAGTTAGTATATCCCATTTTATTTACCTCTTTGTTATTTTTATATTCATATCCCATCAAAATAAGATATTTTAAATAAATGTCAAATACTATTTTTATATAGAAATAGCTAGTAAAATAAGGATTATTAGAGTAGCAATAGGAAAAAATATTATAAATCTAATTATAAAAGCTAAAAAATTATGCATAAAAATCTCAATACACAATAAAAAAATATTTACAAGAATTAAATTTTTTTAATTTCTTTTATTACAGAGTTTGGAATTATTGTAGTATTACCTATGCTTTCAATCTTTGTTTTATCTTCACTTAAAGAATAATCGCCAAATATTTTTGTTATACCTTTTGATTGGCTAAATAAATGACCTTTAGTTATACAAGTTGCAAGTTCACTATTTTTTAATTCTTCGAAACTTGTCCAACTTGAATTTGAAACAATATCAAACCACTCACAAGAAACCATTGGATATTTTTCTATTTCATCAAATATTTTTTTTGGTATAGAAATTTTTTTATTTTTCTTTTTAATTTTTTTCATGCTAGGTCCCATATAGATAGTCTACTATTCATTTTTTTAAAAAGCCCATATAGATAGTCTACTATTCATTTTTCCCATATAGATAGTCTACTATTCATTTTTATTTTTAGTTAAAATACTTACGATACCAACAGACATATTTAAATGTTTGTTGTGTATTTCATTAAATACTGTCATCCACCTACCCGTTTTGATCAGGTTCTTCTGGCGTAACGTCAATGATATCTTTGGCTTCTCCGATTTTACTTTCAAGTTCGGATAACCTTTTCTCAAGTTGTTCACGGCTCATCCCCTCCAATCCAACATGGGTTACTTCTTTTTTATCTACAAAAAATCCTGCCATCTGGCCACTTCGGTATTCTGCGTTAACAGCTACTGCGTATTGTTTTTTCTCTTCTGCTTTTTTAGAAAGCGTATCAAATCTTTTATA